AATCTTGTACCTTTGTTTGTGCATGACTAGCACCTTTACCCAACAGATTAAGAAATTCTTCAGCCTTAATCTTCATTAATACTTTTGCTTTTACAATGTTAGCTACTTCCAAAGGTGTAAATAAATCAGACATTACTTCACCTTTGTTTTCGTTTCTTTTTCAATTGGTATGATATAACTATCACCTGAACCTGTACGGAACACAGTAGCACAAGCACGAATGAAAGCATTCAATGGGAAAAATGCGATTGCTAGAATACTGGTTAATGTAATACCAAGAACGAATGTTGTCTTAGCAAACATCACAAAAACAATCTCTAGCATCAAATTCCAAAAACCACAAACACCAAATGTGTTAGGTGCAATAGTTTTGGTCGTTACATCACGGCGAATATGTTGAATCAAATCTGATTCCAATACACGGCAATTCGACACAACAATATCAATCAAACCTCTATACAATTCTAACATATTATTCTCCAATCAATTTGTTTTCATTATCAACAACAGTTTCTTCTTTATTGCGTTTATTCCAAATATCATCACATTGTTTATCTGTATAATCAGTTAAACTTAAACAATCTTCCATGAATTCTGTATTTTCTGAATTGGTTACATTATTTGTCACGGGTGTTACTTCAACAGAAACAGCTGTGGGTACAGGTGTAATAACTTCTGGTGGTTTATGATTCGCCAATACAACCATACAAACCAAACCTAGAGAACCTACAGCAATTTGTTTCCAAAATAAAACAAATACAATACCAAGAAGGCCGATGCCAATAGCAGACAACACCATTATTTCGAGTGAGTGCTGAGATAGACCTAATGTTTCCACGACATATGAATACATTTAAACACCTTTAAGGTTTTGTATAGACTTCGCAATTAACTACAGCTGGCAACATCACATTGCCAAATTCTGTTTTCTGTGTCACATATTGTACCACAGGATGCAACCTAGCATTAATACATTCTTTAGTTGCTTGAATTACCTCATTGCGGTTCATATATTCTACTTGTTTATAACCTGCAATTTTGGGACCAAGTAGAACATTGGTTTGTTTATCTTCGGGTTTAACATCCAATTTAGTCGAAGAACAACCAACCAGCGATACAACAATAAAAAATATAATTAGTGTTTTCATTTCAAATCATCTTTCACATTAGGAACAATTTTATTCAGTGGAATCAATTCTTCTGGATTGTGTAGTAAATACCATTCACCATCCTTCATCAAATAAGAATATTCTGCACCAGAACTCCTATAATAATCTATAAATTCTGAAACATCATTAAAAATTTTCGATTCGGTTTCTTTGTCACCGCGATCACGTCCATAAAATGTACAGGAGTTTTCCTGTAATGATTCTTCGGCAAGATAGGCGGCACTATTCCAAGGATGAGGATTGCTAAAGGCATGTTTGACACCAATGTTTGGTCCTAGTACTGAAAGTGAACCATGTTTCATCAATTGATTGGTCTTTTCTTGATTGTAGTAATTCAACAGGATGTGACCATGGTGTTGCGGATAACCATCCCAATGACAATATATACCTTCAATACCACCATCGCGAACTATGCCAATTGCTGAACGGGTTGCCATACTATCTCCTTTAACAGTTTATGTGACCATTATATCACGGCCACCAGTAATGGCAACCATTGTTGTTTTATTACAACATTAATCCAGGTTTGGCCAAGGTTTACGACAAACATAATTCATCAATACCAAGCACAATGACCACACAGCCCATACATATTCAGCCCTCAGCAGTGAGTTCAATCCATCACAGATAAAATAACCAATAAAGAACCAAGAAACTTGTGAATTGTTTTCGTTCATCCAATCAATAAATTTTCTAAACATTTTTAATCCTATCAATAAGTAATTTTGCTTCAGTGAAATCTTCAATTTCATCTTGAAGATCCATTTCATGGATTTCTATTTCTGATCGTACTGTGTTTGTCAATTCGAGGGCATATTTAATATCCTCATTAGTTGCTTGGTCAATCCATGCAGCAAGCGCAGTTAAATCGGCCGATATTAGAAATCTTGTATTGTCTCTGTCTCGTTTATTCAACCGATTCCACCTCAGGTGTAACATCTGGAACAGGCACAGGTACTTGTGTGACAACTGGACCAACATATCGACCATTCTTATCAAACTCTGTATTATTCACCAATTGATATCCAGTGACCTTACGACCTTCTTTAATGACTTTGACGATACCACCATCAAGGCGAATGTTGTAGATGTTGGTAGACAATCGATACATAACCGATTCTTGGTCTGTGCCAGTAAAACATGATTTAATTTCATCAGGCGAAACTGGTTTGCCTGACAACATGGTTACGGTGATTTTTTCGTGGCGATTTTGTTTGCCCTTGCGTACTGTATTATTCATAATATAAATATATTTCCTCATAAATTAAAATGGAATTTCTTCGTAACTTGGTGCTACTGGTTTTGCTTGTGGTGCTTCTACTTTAGCATCCACTTTTGAGTACAGGTCCAAGAATGCTAATTTGGTTTCTGTATCAAATCGGTTTACGCACAATTCAATTGCCTTCATGCGATCACCAAAGATTTTAAATGCCTTGACAATATGCACCAGACGACGCGTAGAAATAATTTCATCAGTGGCACCCTGGTCAAATGACTGGCGAACCACATCTGCCCATTGTACGAGGTTATCCACAAATTCTTTATCGTCAATCAGAGGTGAAAGAATCTTCTTCTCTGTCTTAACGTCAGGATATTCTTGTTCAACAGTAATCGGGAAACGTTCAAGGAAAGCATCATCAAGAATCTGCGATAGATAACGTCCTTCTTCTGAACCACGACCTTTGGTGTTTGCTGTTGCAATGATAGTGAAACCATTTTTTGGATGTACTAGTTCACCATTCTTTTTGTTGTAATAAGGTTTGCCCTCAAGAATACCTTGCAGACACATCAACTTATTAGAACCACGGTCAACTTCATCAATCAGCAATACTGCACCACGTTTCATGGCAGTAATAACAGGACCATCACGATTGACCACATTACCATTAACTAGAGTAGGTCCGCCAAGCAGATCACTTTCATCAGTCTCAATGGAGATATTAACACGGATACATTCACGACCTAGGGTTGCACATGATTGTTCAACCATAAGTGTCTTACCATTACCAGATAGTCCAGTAATGAACACAGGGTAAAAAGCATTTGATTTAATAACATCAGTTAGGTCTTTATAAAAACCAAATGGCACATAATCAGGATACTTTTCAGGTATAGATACATCAGATTCATCCTCAAGTTTTGGTTGCTTGAAGGTTAACACTTGAGCAGACAATGCCACTTCCATTTCAGGTTCCTTTTCTTGTAATACACCCTTTTGGATTGTACCAATGTCGGGCAACTTATATTGACCTCGACCATCACGATATTCGGACTTGGTAACAAACCAGTAAGGAAACGGCACGCCGCTAGTTTCAACAACGTGCTGGATCCCATCACGAGTGAGAATAGAACCAATACCAAAAATAGATTCGGCAGCCTCGATAAAGGCCTTTTGGTTTTTATTATAACTCATTTTATTTCCTATTAGATTTCGTCAGCAGCACGAAAGTCAACAGTGTAATCCTGAACTGGTAGAGTAAAGGTTTGTTCCACTGATTCAGAACTAACACCAACTTCACCAACAACCTCATACATACACGCACGACCTTTTGAGTCATCATAATCGGTAGGAATACTAACCACATCACGCGGATTAATCTTCAGAATCATAATACGTTCACCACCAAAATGGCGCAGATAACCTTCTGAGCAGAAATGCAAACCAGAAGAACAGGTTTGGTTCTTATCATCATTGACCTGATTACGTTCCATCGAAACAATAGAACCAACAGAGTTATCCATGGTGCCACTATGGCAATCGAGGTAATCATCACGCACTTTTTTGTACGCAAGGAAACAACCATCCGGAGTAATTGGCAGGTTATTCTTTTCCAAGAAACCATACAATTCTTTTACTGCACGATAAGATGGGTTGTTCATCAGATTTTCCATAAACAGAACCAGTGGTTCAATAGGGAAATCATCTTGCAACATCTGGATCATGCGAGTAGCAATTGCGTTATGCAATTCCTCACCTTTCCAGAACAGTTTTTCACCTTGAATTGATACATTGCCTTTGCCATAATTCAGAACCATTTTCTTTGGTTCGATAATGTCTTGAACAGTCAGCCAATCATTTGCTTTGATTGCTTCTTTTACTTTCTCATAGGTGATATGAGTCTTGCTAATAGTGTGTGGTTTGTTATTGATAACCACAACAATATTATTACCTTGTATAAGATATGGGAACATTTTAAATGCCTTTCACTTGGTCAACTAAATTAATATAATTTGAAACATCATAACTCGATGCACGATACTTATCCAATACATCAATCAATGGATATCGTTCATTCATTTTTGTAAACTCGTCATTAAACTCTTTTGCGAGGTCGGTAGTATAAACCTTGCGTTCTTTCACAAACATAGATACCAGATGGTGTATTGTACGCCAATTACCAACTCTTGGCAAGTTATTGAATTTCTTCATAAGGATTGCCATAGGACTTTTCGCATTAATCTGTTTAGAGATTACCGAAAAATCGAACATAGAAACGGCATTCTTATCAATAGCATTAAGAGAAGAAGCAATCTGTTCAATATCCTGAAGTTTATCCATCAGTGACAATAGATAGTCCTCAAGGTTCTTCCAGTTCGGCATCTTCTTAATTGTTTCAATATTTGTTTTACGAACACCATAAACATCTATATTCAGTTCAGGAATATCAGACATGTTCATAAACTTAACAACCTCTTGTGCAGAAATACTGCTTCGTGTTGTAAACTCAGGAACAAAACCAGAAAGCGGAATATAGTAATATGTTTTTGTATCATCCAATTCATCTAGATTGGGTGCTTCGCGCCATACCAACTCGGTCGAACTAGAGTGATGCCTAGGTCCACCTCGTTCTTCCATCAGAAGCAATGAAATATTTTTACCTAAACCTTTACCTGATGATACACGATCCTTTGCATCCAACGTAGTAGCAAGAACAATATTTGTTTCTGGTGGATTACCAATTGATTCCAAGAATTCTTTAACCTTAATGGGTTTTGATTTATCCGCAGCATCAACAATAAAAATGTTCTCTGAATATTTGTTATTACTAGTCTTATTTCTCCAATGGTACTTGGCACGTTCTGTTACACCAACCTTGGTATCATTGATAACCAAACTAACAGATAGATCAACAGGCAGAGTAATATATTCCTGACGAACACTATAACCATTTTCATCAAGCAAACCAAAATTCTTATGGTCAGACTTAATCATGGAACAAGTAGTTGATCCACGATGAATACCAAACCCACGCAATCTGACATTGAATTGACTTGCAAGGTCAGAACAAATCAAATCAAAACGATAACGACTAGTTGAATAACCCGTACTGGTCAATTCAACCAATTCAAATGCCGTATCTTTCACATACTGAAGCACAGAATTTTTCCACAAATCAGTTCGTGCTTTTTCATACAGGAATATGGATCGTTCCCACTTATTGGCAATCTTATTTGTTTCTTCAGCCAAACGAACAGTCAATTGACCATTCACTGTTTCCAGTTTGCGTTTAATTGATTCAATTGTTTGTGGAATATATGATAGGCCTTCGCGTGATGCCTGAAAGTCCAACTCACCAATACCAAAGTACATTACAAGGTTACAGTCTAACAATGAACGGAGATTACCCAATTCAGTATTAGATGCAGGAATATTAATTGGATATGCAATGTTACCCATGACAGCAACAGATGGGGTTCTACTAAAGTCAGTAGCACGAGAATGAACACCAGGAATAATATCCTTGAATTCGTATTGCACTTCGGTAAATTCAAAATGGGTTACACCAGTAACAGTAGGCTTCAATGCGAAATACTGGTAAACAACCTGTGCTTCTTGAATGAATTTATTAAAATCATATCGTTCATTCACAGAGAATTTAATCTCCACACCATTTTCATTTACAGTAGGTTCTTCACCCATCTTAACAATAGAAGGAACACCCTCATCATTAATAAATGCGGAGTAAATACGCTCTACGCCATCTTGAATAGCAGTAACAGTAAAGTTATCAGTATAAGAGAATGGAGATTTTGAACCAAGACCAAGAGCACCAATGAAATCATTGGAATTAGTTTTAGTAGATTCAAAATAAGTGGTGTAAATATTTGTTACCTGATCGTGGTTCAGACCCGTACCAAAGTCCCGCACCGAGAACCATGGTTCTAGTGTGGTTGGCAGGTGAACAGTAAAAGGTGTGTCCATGTTACCTGCAGCAGCATGACTGTCAACAGCATTACAGGACAATTCTCGAATCACAGCGCGAATCTTATTTGCATAAAGACCACTGGATAGAATGTTAAAAGCCTTCGCAGAATTGCGGATTTTGAATTCGCCAATTTGACCTACATTGGACAGTACTGCTTCGTTTTGCGGGGTGTTATTCAGAATCATAATATAGTCTCCTCATCAATCAATACAAACCATTATACAGGCATTGTGGCAAATGGCAACCATGTGTTGTTTTTCTACAACATGACCAGTTCATCGGAATCCATGAGGATAACGTCACGGTCTGCACCATAAACCACCAGGGGAGTGTCCAATTGTATTGTATTACTGACTTTACCACCAAACTTAATGCGGGTGGAGGTGACTGTTCCAGTGAACGGGAATTCATCCAGATACTTACCAGAAACTTTTTTACCTTCGAGATTCCACGACATCCTGTTGTCTCCTTATCAATTCAATAGAGACCATTATACAGGTGTCGTGGCATTTGGCAACTATGGTGTTGCCAGAAAACAACAGTTAAATTTCTTCTTCCACCCATTGTTTGGTTTGGTCGAAACTTTTTTCTTGGATTGTACTTTCATTCCAAGTTTTTCTTGGATTACCACACATTACACAATTGGAAATCCCACAGGTTGTACCGCTTACTTTGTGATACTTATGTGGAATTTCATTGTTAATGTCTTGTGTAAACTTATGAGCCTTTCTTATTTTCATTTGACGATTAATGTGGTTTTCTTTTTGGAGTAACCGTTTAGAATGCCGTTCTTTATCTTCTTCTGTGCTCATAAAATCTCCTGTTAAATATTTTTGTTTTTCAACTCCGGATATAGTGCCTCACAAATAACAACATCCATTTGTGCTTTGCGGTGTTTACCTTGCACTTCTTTAAAATTATGTAGTTCATATCCACGGTCAAGAATTCGGCAATATGCCATCGAATCTTTATATGGTTTACCATTTGCTTTACAATATGTCACATAACAAAAATCATCAAGTAGTTTTTGCATAGTCAGTTCAGGTGTATCAACAGTCATTTCTTTTCCTTTTAAATTATTTACTACATTCAACACTGGCCGAAGCCATCGCACGATCATGTAACTTATCCCATACATCAGGTTCACCATAAAATAAGAATACTAACATCATTATAACTAGAATATCACCCATTATTCATCATCCTCAAAGTTATGTAGTTCGAAAATGTAATGACCACCACGGCGTGATTGTACCCAATTAAGTTGCCACATCATTTCATTTCTTTTCATATACCGAATGATAGTCTCATTGCCTGACCAGCCAGCAGTAGAGATATCATACCGATAAACCTTCTCATCTTTTCTGTATTCATGGTCAGTTTCACCTTCACCCCAACCCCATGATTTAAGATGCCAGATATTACCAATAAAATCAAACCAACCTTTTGGATCAGTCCAGTGCCACGATTCAATGATATGCATTGCTTCATCAGTTGGATATCCTTCTTCATCCAACATATCATGGTTTATAAAGGCATCATATATTTTCTTACTCTGTGCAATATCAGCAGCCAGTCTTGCTTCTGATTCTTCTTTGGTTGGTCGAACAAATTTTTTAGTCATTGCTTACCCCCAAATCTTTTTAAACATGCCAGATAACCAGCCAGATAACTATCCCAATCCAGCGTGGATTTCTCCGCTGCGTAATCTCGTTTAACTCGTTCAATAAATTCAGGCGTCATAATCTTTTCCATCAATCTTCTTATTGCGTTTGAACCATTTCTTGCAGCGTTCTAGTTTGAATATCATCAGGTCATCCCAGTGACAAGCCTTCAACTGTTTTTTATATCGAGCCACATAGTTCTTCAACTCTCGTGGACCTTTCATCAGTCAATTCCAAAATATGTACTACGATTCCTCAATGATTCTTCTCGCTGTTTAACTGCTTTATCATATTTTTCTTTGGTGGACAATTCATAACCACCATCAGACATTTGTTCTGCGCCAGACATAACATTCGAATTATTGGGAATTTCAAACCTATCTAATATGGCAGCACCAATGTTTTTTCGACCTTTATGTTCCATTAATGCAGCAGTCAACGCACTTTCTTTCACAATCAACTCGGCGAACTTTTCCAAGTCATCTATTATACTACCAACAGGATTGCCTGTGTTATGTCTATCATATGGATCACATAAGGAATCGTAAATGCCCGTTGAAATAGCAAGTTGTTTAATTCGTTCGTTCATTGTGTATTCTCAATATTTGTTTTGCCTTTGCAGAAACCCATGGGTCACGCAAAGGTAAATGGTTGCCTGTTGCACCGGTCCAATCTCTGAATTCAAAATCAAAAAAGTCAATCTTGCACTGCTCTGGATTATTTGTTTGTAATTGTTCTAGTTCATCTGCCCATTCTTGCCATTCGTGGTCAGAAACAATGGACTCATCCATTTCATAATAGAGGCAAGAATGGATAAGCATTTGTGATCTACGCTGGCGAATCTTTGATTTAACATCAACAGTTTCTTCAGTCAACAAATCCATTAAGATACTCATTGGTGCTCTGCAACAAATGGCACATCTCGCCAGTCCGACCATTGCATATTTGCAGTTTTTTGTGTTAGGTCATATGGCCACATACCGGCACGAACAGTGGTGTCCACTTGCTGGCGGTATTGTAGTTTAGGTTTATCAGAATCTGTAACTAACCATCGCATTTCAATCATTTTTTATTCCAAAATGTTTTTTAATCAAATCAATTTCAGTGTGTACAGTTAAACGTACCAGAAAACCAGGAACTAAATTTAATCCTTCTTTTTCAATAACGGAACAACATTCTAACACAATCAATTTAGCATATTCTTCTAAGTACTCCGTCAAATCAACATGATCCATCCAACCAGTCAGTAATTGGTCACCATCATTATAAACCAGTTGTGATGCAATGGCAAGTTGTTTGATTCGTTCATTCATCTTTTATTACCCGTTTTTTTGGTTTTGGATATTTGGTACACCATAGGCATTTTGTTGATATTACACCCGTGCATTGTTCGTTCCAATCAAACTTTTTTTGGTTGCAACCAGCGCAAGTAAAGAACTTCATTTCTGGTTCTTCTATTTTTTTAACTCTTTTCTTTTTTGGTTCTGTGGCCATTCTTAATCCAAGAACGAAATGATGTAACTAGTAATTTTGCGGCGTCCTTCTAAACCAGACAGGTACACATCATCCGGAGTTTTCATATCAAAGGCCACATTTTGACTTTGCCACCAACGATCAACAAAGTCCTGTGACCCTAACATTGCCATCAACATTTTATTCAATGCAAATTTATTCGTCATTTTTTACCCCATATAAATTTCATGGTGAGTCCATCAATGAAGCCACGTTTAAATTCATCTTCTGGTGCAAACCACAGGTAACCAATCGTGAGGCCTTGTATTAGACCAATAAGATAAAATAACATATCATTTCCAATTAGGTAATATTAAACCAGAAGCAGTGGTTGTTCCATTGACTGCCTCTGATTTTTCATTGGCATCATAGGTCAATCCCAATGCCTTCATCATTTTATGCTTTACTCGTAGATTAGGCAAGCGAAATCTTTCCGTGGGTGTAAACCCAAGGATTGTACCAACTTCAACCACAGCACCAGACCGGCAAATGCCTGCATGGCAATGCACCAAAACATTCATTGAATTATCTCGAGCTCGCTGCAGCAATCTAACCAATTGTTGTGCTTGCTCATCGGAGATTTTGGCATCATCATCAAAATTGTCACCATCTTCCGCATCCAGAAATTCGAATTGGTGAACCTCTTTAAAATGTTTTTCTGGTTTAGGGAAAATGTTTGCAGGGTCACCAATCTGGATTAACATGGAATTTATACCCATCTCTGTATGCCAACCATGGCGCACATCATCTCTGCTTACATTTTCAATCCATCTTGTCATAATATTTTACCTGACTATTTTAAAAAACTGTTTACCTGATTAACCAACAATGGTGTACTCAGCAAGATTCTTCCAGTTTTTACCTGCACTCTTGCGGATCTTTGTTACCTGAATTAATGTACGCAAGGACAATTCTTTAACTTCATCTTGCAGGTTCTCAATCAACACCATAGCATCTACCTTCTGTGCTTCTGTAAACTCAGGCATAAATTCTTTTTGGTCTAACAGAAACCACATACGCTCAATTTTCTGTTTAGTGGTCATTGACAGGTCAACAGCCATTGAACGGGTCAGAATTGCTTGATCCAATTGATTGGATGACATATTCGAGATAAAAACAACTCGACCTTTAAATTCAAATGACTGCGGCAATTCATCATCTTTAAAATCAGCACGCCATGAGATAATACGGCGTGAATAGGAATCAAGAGCACCTTTTAACAGATTAAGAGATACTGCATCCTTTAATACTGAATCGCAATCATCAAACACGATAACTGAATTGCGGTTTTCATATAAAGTCCTGTACAGACCTTTTGGAGTAGAATAACCCTTAATGGAACGGAAGGTTTTCTTAGTATTAACTGCATCACCTACTTCCATATCCTCGACCAATGAAACATCGGTCAAACCAGAGGCGACCAGTGCCTTGGTGACGGTGTGGGACTTACCTAGACCACCAGGTCCTGTAACGACCACAGACGCTTGGTCGCCTTTTGCGAGCATCTGCACCATATCAGACACGAACCCGAATCGCTCATTAATAGAGAATCGGGACTCAACCACAGGTACTGGTTCTTTGTTCTTAATAAGAGTAACAGGACCACTCAATTGGTTTTTGGTCTTACGGAAACCTGCTTTAGGTACGCCACGGGGCATATATTTCTCCTTGTTTATCGATTCAATACAGACCATTATACAGTGTGGATTCTTATTGTCAACCGTGGTGTTGCCAAAAAACAACAGACTTTTATTCTTATTTCTTATCTTTTTTATTCTTAAATTTT